CCAAAATACCATTCGGTGTGTTTATCGACATTTAATATATTGGGAGAGAATTATTAAATGTGAGTGACTCACAGTTAGTTAGCTAGTTAGGGGCGACGGGCCAAACGGGGTTTTCGGGGTCCGTCGTGTTGGCGGGGAGGTCACGGAGGGCCTGGCGGTAGTCGAGCCATGCTTGTTTGATTTCGGGGGTGGCGTGCGGATAGTCAATCGTGGCGTACCGGTCGGTCTGTTCGAGGACCTGATTTCTCTTCTTTCGGAGTTGCTTGAGTGGTCTCTCCCCGTTTATCTTTTCACACTCCGCAGTGAGTTTCTCGACGCTCGGCTTCGGCACATTTTCATCTTTCCATATCAAACCTTCGTACTCCGACCCCGAGCCGTGTAGTTCCCACGCGCAACCGGGGTACAAACTCGTCAAGGCCTGTGCAAAGTCCATTATATTATGCCCGGATAAAATTACTGGGCGATTTCCATGGCGGTCTTCTGCGACACGCCGGTTTCGTGACCCGACTTTCCGGACGAGCCACTAGTTCTGTTCAAATAAAGATTCCGAGCATTGGAATTGCTACTCGTCGCGTATACTTTATAAGTCACGGTACTCGTCGTATTGGGTGAGTCTATCCACGTGACAATGGATTGTTCGGGTGTGCTATCTACGTTTTGATCATAACTTGCCGCGGTTACACCACTCCATTCCACATTACCGGACACTGTATTGTATCCAATCAGGGTAGAATCCCGGTATATTCTGAAAACCATATCGTGTTGGAGTTCATTTTCGATTCGCCACATTAAATAAATTTTAGAATTCGAAAAGTGTGGTGTGATGGAAATGTCGAGCGGGGAAATATGTATAGTCACAGCGGCTGAATACGCGACCTTGTCGTGCACTTGCGCGGAGACGAATTGCACGGGCACCCCGGGTGCGTACAAGGGTGCCGCGATGTGCACCGGTTGTGCGATGACGTTGCCGATGCGACCCATATCGTAGAGTCGCTTGGCCTCGTCGGCGGTGAGGGTGACGTCGTAGATTTTGAAGTTGGAGATGGAACCGTTAATATAATTACTTGTTTCAGCGGATCCAATAAATAATGGGGTTTGTGTAGTCGATAAGTCCAATAGTTCTCCTGTGTTGGATGATGTGGGAGACACTTTTTGTCCATTGACATAGAGTTTGCGACTCTCTGAAGAACTCCCACCATCGTACGTAAACACAAAGTGTATCCAGTTGCCTGTATTTCTTTGCACCGGATACAGAAAATCGTTATTATAAAAGTAATGGTAAAGCTGATTATTTTGAGCGTCCCATCGAGCTGCACTACATCTGTTATCACTTGATTCCCCAATCAAAAAAAACATACCACTTGAATCGGCTGAGTTGGTATTCAGCCATAATGAAACGGAATGAACCCATGCACCAGTTGATGTGGGTATTGTTGTTGCAATATAATCATTTGACCCGTCAAACACCAACGCCTTCTCCGTCGCATTATACGACGCTCCGCTGTACATGAAACCATCCAAGCCCCTCCCCGACGTATCTCGCACAGTCTCGTTCTCCGTGGGGTTCGTCGAGGTGTTGAATTCCACCACGAGCCTGTCCCTTCGGGGTGTGTCGTCCGCGTCGAGCGGTGGTCCAATGCGAGGCACCGTGAGGTTTTTGGTAAGTTTGAGTTCCCCGTCGTGGAGGGTGGATTGACCACGCTCCCGGGTGCCGAAGAACTTGAGTTCGGCGAATGACATATAATCGTCACCAGATGGAGCTCCTGTCATAATAGTTCGCGTGACTATGAACCCAAAATATCTGTAATAGTTAGTTTGAGGAGCATCATAGGTAACACTGGTTAAATATTCCGTATTGCCGATAACACTGTGTAATTTAGTCCACGAGTGACCATCGTTACTTCCCCATAATTCGAAATCTTCGGGTGTTTGATATTCTGTATTATGCCTTGGCATAAACAAATACTTTTCAAGTTTAATACGATATGGCATTTCGAGGGTAATATAATGTCCAGCTGGAGTTTCAGTCCCGAGACGATAAATTTTATCAGTTTCACCTTCATAAGCTCCAGTTGTTGCATTATAACCAGCGCCATTACCAACTAGCCAAAAGCTACCACCAGAACCTAAAGATTTTTTATCGAATATATTTATTGTCGCGTTGGTTCCGGTAACAATTTCAGACGCATCTACTTTAAATATTCCGTGACCATCCATGTAGTTCTCATCGGCCGTCATCGCCCTCGGCGGGAACTCCTCCATCTCTTCCGCTTCGTCCATCACCGTCAAAGCCGCCTCCGGTGTGGTCGTCCCGATACCCACGTGTCCCTTGTACACCGAGACGGACGACGTCGTCCTCCCGAACTGGTCCTTTTGGGCATCCCACAGTTCGAGGGCTTGCTCCTCGTGCAGGTACTTGTCGTACACCCGGAAGTTCGCGACCTTGCCGTCCAAGCCCTCGCCGACGCGGGCGACGATGTCGAGGTCTTCTTCGGTGCCGTAGATTTCAATTTCTGACATGCAAATGGTTATGGAGTTTAGAGCTTTCGTAACGACAATACCTACATACTTATATGCATTAGAGTTCGCAAATCCGGTGACAGAATAAGGTGTTGTCCCTGAAGTAGCACCGGTGCTTGGATCGGTCGCACCAGTTACTGTCTTAAGAGTTGTCCACGTTGAATCATCATTACTCCCGAGAACTGTGAAGTCTTCAAAAAATTGGGGGTGAGGCGGGGCCGTATTCTGACGACCCCATAGTTTAATCTCACTCAATACGATAGCTCGATGTGTCTCTAATTTTATCCATTCACCTGGTATACCACCAAGTGAGCTATTACTCGCGGTGGTATTAAATGCATTGTCTGTACCATTGTAATACAAACCAAGTCCATCTGGTGACCAAAAATCTTCACCAAATATACCGTTAAACGCTTTATACGCATACCAAGTGCTAGATTCTCTACTCGCACTCGCCACATACCCTCGCTGTGCCGGTCCAGACATCTCGATGTGCGGATATTTCAGCACGGTCGACGAGACGGGGAAGCGGGTGGTGTCGTTCTCTTTGTGGCCGTAGAACTTGATTTCAGCCAATGAGGTATATTGTCTATTTGAGTTACTAGTCCCAGATTGAACCTTCTCTATGATGATTCGCACGTATTTAAAGCCTTTTCCGACATTCGTGTCTACCACGTAATTATTAAACACGTCATCCGTCCAAGATGTCTGGTTTGTGAAAACATGCATAGTTTCCCACGTTTCACCGTCGTTACTTCCGGCGATGACACCTTCTTTGGGTGCACGGTATTCCTCTGTGTCCGTCTGTGCCGCGAGTGCGACGTAATCTATCACCATTTTATGGGGAAACTCCATCTGAATCCATTCACCACGTTTACTAACGCCATCAACTGTAGTCAAGGCCCCGGTGTCCGTGCGCGAGACACCGGTCGTTGTGTCATATCTGCTAGTATTAGAAATCCAAGAATTATCGCTATAAGCGTGTGTCGTGTTGCCATCGAATGCGTAATGTGATGGGTAATTACTAAGTTGACTACTCGCACTCACCAGGTACCCACCCACCGAATATGTGGTCATGTCGAACGGTGGGTAGTCCCCGAACGTGTCTTGGTCGGAAACATCCCCCAACTTTCGACCGTCGAGGTAGCACGTGCGTAGACCACCACCCCCCTGCGTGGCGTACACGAGATTGTGCCACGTGTTCGAGGAGAGGAACTGGTTATCACCACCATCGATCCATCCCAAGTGTCCCGTTTCGGTCAATGAGATGGCGGTCTTGGCGTCGCCCTCACCCGCGGCGGTCCCCACGTGGAACAAGGTCGCATTCGAGGAGACGTTCGCCGCGTTGAACCAAAGGGACACGGAGTGTGGGTGCGTCCCCTCCATCGCAAAGTCCCCGGTGGACATCGTGACGTTCGATGTCGAGAGGGACGAGAACGACCAGGCGTTCCCGGAGAAACTCTCACTGTTATCGGTGAGTGTGTGTCCCTCACCGGAATAGTCCGTCGGGGTCGACCCCTTATCGCCATCGATGTACAACTTCACACCCGTCGTATCCGGAAGGTTGAACTGGGACGTGATAGTGGTGTCCACAGAGGTGTCTGGGTCCGAAGTTTCTTCGTAGCCGTAGTATTCTATATTAGCAATAGCTACACCGTCAAAATTACCCTCTAATGATGTAACCTGAATTCTAAAATTATCATAGTAGGAATCCGTACTTATACTTAACTCGTTGACTTGGTCTGCACCTAGATTTTCCAAACTAGGAAAAGAAAGTAAATTAGTCCATGAACTTCCCCCGTCACTTCCCCATATTATACCTGAGAGTGGACCTCTAAGATATGTAGGGTTGTTTCTATTACGTATATGTACACGAGAAAGTTTAATTTTTATAGGAAGGGTTATACCAATCCAGCTTCCATTTGTATTTTCGAATGTGTCAACACTAGTAGCTGTTCCAGACGAATAAGTACTAGTTTCAGATAACCAGACGTCGTCATCGCCGATGTATCCCGAAAACGCATTCCAAGGTTCAAAATCATCTCGCCACGAACTCGCAGTCGCCACGTACCCACCCTGCACATTACTCGTCATCGCCACCTCCGGATACTTCCGCAAAGGCGTCGACGCCCGCGCGTGCGGACCCGTTTGGTCCACGACCGTGTTCCCACCCGTAATGGCCGCCGACGCCATCGCGACTTTCCCTCCGTCGATCGCGAACGATTCGGTGAAGAACCGAAGCTCCGTGAGCGATAAAGTCGCGCTCCCGGTCGTTTTCGTGGTCACGAGACCGTACTTTTTATAGTTTTCGGACGCATCGACGACGACCGTGGTTTCCCCTGATTCCCAATTTTTGAGTTCGGTCCACGTGATGTTATCGTTGGTCGCGTAGAGATTCGCCTTTTCAGTGTTCCCGGTGAACGTGAGGTGGCGAAGCGTTGTTTTATAAGGAAACTCGAGGGCGATCCAGTCACCCTGTTCCGTAGACGTGTGAAGACGCGCGGTACCCGGTACGTACACACCCGTACCCCCGCCGCCTCCGTAATCGGTCGACGCTGTCCAAGACGTCGCCCCGGACTTATCGAATGCATTTTCCGGGGACCCGGTGGATGCGGTGACTTTATAGACTCCGTGATTCGTGATGGTCGTCGAGGCACCCGCGAGCGCACTCGGGGGCTGTTCGGAAACGACCGCGAGTTTATTCGAAAAAAGACCGCCTGAATCTTGGAAGACTCCCGTGGAATCATTCCACGTGACGAGATTCGACCCGATGGTGGCGAGTGGGAGATTGGGTGCATACACGTTCCCCGAAACGGTCGCGGTAGTCGCAGTGAGTGTCCCGACATTTGCGGTGCCGTGCACATCCAAACCGAATTCGGGATTGCTTATTCCCACACCCACATTGGACGTCGCGATGACCTTCGTGGCCCTGGGGGTCGCGTTGGTAAAATCCAAGTAGCCGTTTGGCGTACTTACAGGCATTTAATATATCGGGAGAGAATTATTAAATGACTGGGGCGTGGCGTGGTATATGTTTAGTTGCACCGGGATGGGGATCCGCGGTGTTATAATTAGGCACTCTCGAGGGCATCCAATCTCGCCAAGACTGAGGCGAGTTGCGTTTCCAAGGTCGCGACCTTCGCCTTCTCCGCTTGAAGTTGTCTATCAACCTCTTGTAAAGCAGATGTAGCGATAGTCCAGATGGCTTCCTTCTTTAGGAACACGAAATCATCAACTTCTTGTCCGTAGATGAAGAGCTGATTACCCGCCACAACATTTCCAGTCTCATCAACCGAACCGGTCCACGCACTCAAATCCTCTTCCACACGAATGGTGTGTTCGTCTATGACTTCCGCCAAGTGTATGTCGTGGTCTTCGCCATCAATGCCCTTCGTTCTAATGAGCGTGGTCGCATTAGATTCCAAATTGGAGGTGTTAAAGTTTGTGAATGTGATTACATTTGATTGTGAGACATTCGCCAATTCATAAATGTTTGGTAAGACATCTTTTCTCAATTGGGTGGCGTATGGGAGCGTCTCCCTGACCTCCTGAGCGATGAAACCCCACACAGGTTCAGTGCCTCTCTCAATCTCGTCTTTGTATTGGTACTTTTTGGGTTTGAGAAGTCTCAGGACTTCCAAACATTCGGCATCATCGGCATCTGTAATGTTCTTTTTAATGCGGGTGTCCGACGCAGCGATATTACCAGAGTGTGAGACTATCCACGTTTTAGTCACGATTGAATCACTCGCCCAAATACTGATACCGTTATTACCCCAGGTTTCACCATTGATCTCGGATAAAGTTGAACCATTAGCATACGAGAAGTAATTCATATTTCCTGATTCTGTAGTTCCATCCGTACCGTTTACATGTAGTTTGGTGAGTGGGTTCGTCGTCCCGATGCCGACGTTGCCTGTACCTCGATCTATCGCCATGTCAATACGTGGAGTTGAACTAGCTACATAGTGTCCGAATCGAAGTCCTTGAATAGCCGAAATTCCAGAATACTGAATCGCTCCACCATAAAAACTAGAGGCTGTTTCTAGTAATTGAATTGTCACATTCGAATCATTCACCGTCGAACCACCACCCCGAATGGTTATTTTAGTATCGGCGTTGTCATCTTGGATGTATAGCTTTGATGTCGGATTGTTCGTCCCTATGCCGACGTTGCCGTCGTTTTCTATAACCATACGTAAAGTGTTTGAATCAGTATTTCTGAACTCATATTCACCATCCCCCTTGGCATAAAATTTTATTCCACCATTTACGGTACTATTATTTTGTATAATAGCGGCATTTGAAGAACCACTGGTATGTTGAATCCTGAAATCTTCGCCATCCCCATTTCTCAAGACCAAACCCGTACGATTCGATGTACTCGCATTTTCTATAAAAAGTTGTGTACCACTAGCCGCATCATCTACATAAATGTGGGCCTTTCCAAGTGGGTTATCCGTCCCAACCCCCACCTTCCCAGTGAGAGTGTTCACAAAGAGGTTGGCCGTGCCGACCTCGACGTTCCCAGTCACCGTTAACTCCTTCGAGACCTCGACGTTCCCACTCACCGTTAACTCCTTCGAGACCTCGACGTTTCCGGAGACCAACGCGTCCCGGCCTACCGAGACGTTCGCCGTCGTTTGGAGACCCGTGGTTCCGTTCGTAGAAATGATCGTGTCCCCAGTCGAATTGTTTTCGTTCGTCACGTGGTCGAGACCGTACGCGGCGACCACGGAGAATTGACCGATCTCGAGATTAGACACGGCCACGTTCCCGTGTATGTTCGTGTGAAAAAGTGTGGAATCATCGATCGTGATCGTGGTATCCGTGTGTTTCCCCGTGGTGTATCCGACCTCGAGTGTATCACTGGATTCATCGAAGATGATCGCGACGTTACTTCCGGTCGCCGTCGATGGACGCGCCATCACGAAACCTATGTCGAGCACGGCGGGGTCAGACGTGTTATTGTTCGCGAGACCGATGATGGGATCGTCGACGTTAACCGTGGTGCTTCGAACCGATGCGAATTCCCCCGCGACTGCTAAGTTTCCGGAGACAATCACATCGGTCGCCGTGAGTGCCCCTACATTCGCGGTTCCGTGCACATCCAAATTAAAGTCCCCGGGACTCGTGGTATTGATACCGACTCTCCCGGTCGACGCGTTCGCGTAGAGCGCCCCATCGACCGTGAGATTCGATGCGTGAAGATCCGTGATGTCCGCGCGACCACCGACACTGAGTGCGTTTCCGACGGATACGAGACCCGTGCTGGTATTTACGAAGAGATTCCCGGTTCCCACTTCTATGTTTGAATCGGAAACGAACCCGGTGGTTTCGTTCGTAAACTGAATGGTATTGGACACAGTGTTTCCTATGTTCGAGACGACTTCGAGTGAATACGAGGGCGCGACCGTGATGACACCGAGGGTCATGGCGGCGGCTGCGGCGTTCCCACGAATGGTCAACACATTGGAGCCCGTGTCTTCGACCTGGAGATTAGAACCCACGGAGAGTGTGTTGAGTGGATTCAAATTCGCGACCCCTACATTCGAGGTGGTGACGATTTTACTGCCCCTGAGCGTGGCATTCGTCACGTCCAAAAAACCTGTAGGTGAGTATATAGGCATTTAATATATCGGGAGAGAATTATTAAATGACTAGAGCGAACGTCGAAGACGTTTAGTTAGGGGCGACGGGCCAAACTGGGTTTTCGGGGTCCGTCGTGTTGGTGGGGAGGTCACGGAGGGCTTGCATGTATGCCTTCCATTCATCGGGAATAGGTGTATCCGTAGCAACCGAACGTAGAGTTACCCAATCGCATTCTGTAAGTCGTTTGTTGCGCTCGGCGCGGAGTTCCTTCCACGGTTGGGCGTCGATGAGTTCTTGTAATTGTGCCTCAAACTCCTCCTTTGGGGGTTTTTCGTACCCTTCGGGAACTTCGATAGATTCCCACGTATCTCCAAATCTATACCACTCTGGAGGGGGATTCCAAGACTTTATAATGTCATCCATAAAATTGATGAGTTCTATATTCATTACATTAATTGGATAAATAAAATCCAGTGAATTTGTTGTAATATGAATTAAGAGTATATCCTTCGTTATAAG